GTTCTGCTATAGAACCAATCTGTTTTGGTTTGAATTGAATTGAACCTGGAGCATCAGGTGTTGGTTGATACTTCATGCGATACTACCTGGAGTAAATGTTGCTGCCTGACCAATTGATAAGGCACCAATGTTTGCTGAGGGTGTAACTCCTCCTCCTGGTCCACCCCATGGAGTAATGCTTGGAGCTTTAAGTGAATTGAATGTTTTAAATCCACCAAGAAGTGCTCCACCAATATCTGCCATAGCTCCCAGTCCACTAGGACCAGCGACACCAGCCTGTTGCATTAGTGCAGGTGCTCTCATACCTGGCTTAGGAGCAATAGATACTGCTCTCCAGTTCTCACGGTTCTGCTTAGCGTATTGGTCTCTTGCTTCATGCATAGAGAAGTTAATATTCTCCTGTGCATATTTCACGTTATCTCTAGCAGCTGCCATCTGCATACCAGCTTGTGCTTCAGGTAGTTTCGACAACCTATTAGCTGTCTTACCACGTGTCTCTCCAGTACCTGTAGAAGCAGCTAGTTGCTGCATCCTGATACTTTGTGATTGACCAAGGAAGTCTCTGTATAGTTTCTCGTTAGCCATTGATGCAGCACCATAGGCTTTACCAACGGAATCACGATTCTCATACAGTTGCTCACTGTATTGACTCTTCTTTGCTCTCCACTGTTCTTGGGTATTGGTCCACTCATTAGTTTGTTGAGCATTCCTATACTTATAGTTGATCTTGTTCTGCGTATTCTGTGCAGAAATTTGTGCATTCTGGGCGGCTGCTGATGCTGATGCGGATTGTGCGGAACCAGCGGCTCCCATAAGTCCTACACCAGCCTGAGCAATACCTAATGCTGCGGGGGCACACATTTTTGAAACTCAATAAAATGACGATTAAAAGGTCCATAAGGAAACTCCCCTCCAAACTTGAAACCAAGATGTTTGAGAAGTTTTATATGAACTGTATTTTGTGCATATACAATATTCCATAACCTAGGCTCAGTCCTAGCGTCTATAAAACGCTTGGCTTCTCTAGCAAAGGTAATTGGAAAGTCATGTATAGCGGGTGTAGTTAACATCCACACTTGTCCGTGGTCCTGTACACCAGCCAGTCCAGCAATCCTGCCGTCTGGTACTGTGAAATACACATTGTCACCATGCAGACAAGATAGTGGAATATCAATGATTGGATTTAAACCATGCCCCTCAACTACCTCTTCTAGGTCTTCGGGGCGTAGGTTCGAGGCCACCTCGTAGGCAGCCTCCATAGTTATTGGATGAATAAATTCAGACATACTTATACCATTTGGGATTGAAGTCTCCTTCCCATTGCATGGAATAGAGAATCCCTCCATGCGGATCACCACATACCATCTTCATCTGGATCTCATCATTACGCATATAAATAGGTTGCGTAAAGTCTTCCTCAGATTGTCGTGGGTATGGGAAATCTACATCGTGGAACTTAACCACTGGATCCCTTGATTTACGTTTAATATGTATTTGATAGGTAGCAGGTCTACAAACACTAAACTTAGCTCTATGTAAGGTTAGGTTTGGATCCCACTTAGATCGGGACTTATCTCCTTCTGCTTTGGTGACATAGATAGTAGGGAAGATAGCAACCATGTCAAATGTCTTACCAACTAATAAGCGGTAAGGACTATTTGGATCAGTAGGGTCAATCTCTTCACCACATACGTCTAACCAGTTACCAGGCAATACTGCCCACTTAATTTCACAGTTGTTTTCATCTACACTATTGAAGAGCTTACTATAACCAGAGTAGATTGGTTTGTATTCTTCACCACAAGTGTATTCCTTAATAGCATCATGGATGTTATACATTTCAAAGTAATAGCATTCATCATTACGATGAAACTCACTTTCGATAGGGAATATAGTGTTACCATCCTGTTCATAGAAACAGTTGCCAGGTAGCATCTGATTGTAGTGACCATCTAAGTATGCAGCCATCAAGTTATCTTCATGCTTCATGCCGATTACTCTTAGCTCTGTATCACCACCGTTGTGTATTACATGGTAGTAGTTATCATCCATACAGACGTGGAAACAAATAGGCCAATCAAAGACCCATCGGAACCATGCTGACTGAACTCGTTCTCTACCGTTGTCGTAGTATTTATAGCCCCACACCTCTCTAATCTGCTCTGCCTCATACATTGCCCAAGGGTTAACTTCAGTGCCCTCACAGGTCACCTCAGTGGTGTTCTGTGGAGCTTGTAGCCACTCAGGATCCCAGTACTTACCAATGAATACAGTCATGTTGCTCTTTGAATGAGCTAGTAACTGATTGTTATCAGCAAGTCGTGGTTCAATTAGCTTTGATAGTTCAACAACACTAGGTTCTGAACCCTCTCTACTAACACCAGACATCTCAAAGAACTTATCATTAAGACCAGCATCAGATATAAATCCAATGTTCTGTCCTATCTTGATAGGTTGTACGTTAGGGTTGCAGTTATAACTAGACAGTGACATTATCTTTGCACTGTTAGGTTTGAGCATGTCAGCATCTGTAGTAAACAGAAACTGCTCTTCCTTAGTGAACATCACCAAGCCAGCCGTAGTCTCCATGGACTGTGTTATTGGTGTTGGGAATTCACCAGCAGCTTGGATATCAATAGGATCATCCTCACTACTTGTCATTGCAGTCTTAGGCCAGAAGTTATAGTAATCACCTGCAACAGAACAACAGACATGTTTGTCTGCCATTAAGACAAAGCGATTCCTATACCAGGCCATGCCTGTAATTGATCGGAGAAAGCCTCGTGACTCTCCACCCTTAATAGGTAAGAAAGAAGGAGTTGGTGCTGTGTTTTCATCACCTACCTCACGCTTCTGCCATTTGATTGGAGTAACGACAAAGGATGTATCATCGATACGGATGATCTCATGTGGCATGGTGCTAAACACTGGTCCTACTTTTAGACCAGGCTTTACAGTCTCACGCCATACACCTTCACCATCAGTGTCAGTGTTACCTTCAAACCTCAGGTAGTAATCATCATCCTCTGAATCAGAGTTAGCAATCTGTACCAAGTAGCCATGACGGCATTGGTTTGGAAGACGTGTGACAGTATTAACAACTGAGTACCATTCACCTCTCTCCTTAGTGGACATATGGTTGAACAGCTGCTCTTCAGGTGTTACTAGGTTGAAGGATGCTTCACCGTTATTCCTGTTAGCACGACGTTGCATGTAGATACCATTACCTACAGGTTTGAATCTAATATCCATTCCTTCTAGGAACTTCTCTCTATTATCATCAGGTCCGTCTACATCTTCAGTGACTCGTTCATCACCACTACCACCAAATGACACAGTAACAGTATCAGGTTCGGTGTACATATTCTCACCTACAACTTCATTACCTTCCTCGTCATACTTAAGTGGGAAGGCACCCGCTGCTTCTAATGCATAACAGAATCCACTGATAATGTCATTACCACTAGCAAATGGAATCTGTTCATCACCAGTAGAGACATCAGTCTTGACAGAGATGTAGCCAATATCAGCCTGGATACTTTGTGAACCACTTCCACCGATCCTGAAGCTCATCTGTACCCAACCGTCTTTAGTACCCCACTTACGCCAATCACTATCGATTTCTTGGGAATCAGCCTGGTACTTGATGACAATCATGTCACCATCCTTCCAGTTTCTTCCACCATTAATTAGTTGTAGACGTGGAGTGTAGTCAGCTTGCCACTGGTATTCAGTTTGTGCAGGATCATTATTATGATTCCTCCATACCTTCTGCTGTGCAATACAGACAACTTCAAGACTGATCCTTAGGTCTTCACCATCAGGATTACTACTAGAAACTAGTTGGATCTTTCCACCTGCTTCTAGTTCATCTGCATTCAAGTCGGCAGTTTGATAACTCATTGCTAAGTCACAAACAATTCCAACTTCATCTTCATCAAAAGGTTTCCTCTTGTTAGGATCGCCTTCTACGAATCGTACATCGCTAATACCTTTAGCGTAGTCCCATGAGATGTTCTCATCAGCATCATTCTTCATTGGGTCATCAAATGCCAAGAGGTAGTCTCTTTGGTATTGGACCTGACGAAGGCTGATGAATGCTTCATGCCACATCTCATCATCGTTGACATCATCAGCAGTTAGTTTAGGAACTACTTGATCGTTCAAGACAAAGACTTTACCGTCACCTTGAAATACTTTTAACTTCTTATACTTATCGTATTGATTCCTATCTGAGTTAGGATTGTATAAAGGGTTCCTATCAGGTACTAGGTAGGTGTAGTTAGTAGGATACCTAGACAGTAGTCCAGGCCTACCCTCACGTTCTGGATCATCATATGGTTCAGGAGAGTACAGGACATTCATCTCCTGTCCTAACATGTTCCAGATCTGTACTTGTCCTGTATAGAACCCAGAGCTGATGTTACCTATGTATTGATTTGCAGGGTCACGTCCCCTATCAATAGCAAACCAAGTTCCGTCAGGAGCGGAACCTAGTTGTGCAATCTTCTTAGACCCTAGACGCTTCATGCATCCACGTGTTACGTCAGGGTAGGCATTGACTAAATCTTTTAACTGTCCCGGTACCTTTAGTTGGTCCGGTTGTTGTGACATACCCTGAACATAATTCGGGATTACTTGTGAAACGCTAGCCATATTTATCTATTTAATGTTTGCATAGTTTGATAGCTAAGGTATGTAGAATGATCAGGTTGATTTAAGAAGTTAAGATCACCCTGTTCTAATTCATAGTTCATACATTCCATCCTCAATGTATTCTCTCTGTCTTTTAGTAGCTGGAATAGCTGCGGGTTATCGATCATCTGTGCAGCTGCTCTCACTGAGGAAACTGCTGTGATGTATCTCTGGAATACAGGAGGTAAAGCATCAAAGGGAAGTAACCAAGTTACATCAGCCTTGATAGGACAACAGAAGATATAGGTATGATTCAACCTGTCATATAGATAGACAGGGTTACGATCATTAGACCCAGGTACAGGCTCAGGTGTAGGTCGCTTATCGCAATCTCCTAGACCATCTCCATCACCATCTCCAATGTCAATGTTCCCATCAGGTCTGCCATCTTCACAACCGTTACCACCACCACCATTGTTGCAGCAGTAGAACGTAAGACAGGCAGGAACAAAGGCTTTATCTTTTAGTCCAGTCTCTTGATCAACAACACCATAGAAGAAGTAATCAAATACAGTATCACTTAACTGTTCAACATCAGCGGTATTAACCTCCATGATCTGACCACCAGCTGCTGTCCTGTCAGAACATAGACAGAAACTATTGGCAATGTCAGGTAGATCACAGACGTTCCTGTTGAACTCAATTACTATACGGTGCTCTTGATCATCAAAGATGTTTAGTACAGCTACGGATGATATCTTTGCCCTGTCCCATATACTTGTATAGAACCTAGGTACATCATTCATCTCAGTCAGTACTGTTGTAGGTGTACAACCATCTGGCGTACCACCATTCTCAGCACAATCGTGATCATCTAGACCACCAAAATCTCCACAGGTTTCAGGAACAGTAAGAATACCTGTATCGTCACCGGTCTGTTGAAAGGTTCCATAACCTGGAGCCATCTCAATAGTTAGGTCAGTGAAGTCCATGTCATCGGACTCTTCCATCTCCAACTTACGACCATCATTAACGATCCTATGTAGAATTCTTCCAGTACCTGGTGGTTGCCCAGGGTCAGCAAAGCTACTAAACAACTGATAGTTGTACTTAGTGTTTCTGTGTAGTGGTTCGATACCTGAGCCGAAAGCCTTACAGTCTCTTTCCTCCCGCTTGTCATAGCGAACTACATGACCATCTTCACCAGTGAGGATGATCCAGTTCTCAAAGTTAGCTGCACCACACTGCTCACCTTTTGGCACACAGTCAACATCACTCTTAGGTTTGGGGCTTCTCTTAAGACAAGCTGTCAGTGCTGACTTAAACATCGTAGGTGTGCTTACATCAGACACAGAACCTAATAGGTTCAGCTCATCATCAACAAACACATAGGTTGGAAACGATAACTTATAACCATTCTTAGTGAACCTCTCTCGTACACTTTGTATTGCATTATAATCTGCTGTACCTTTATAGATATCAACTAGATCATATCCTAACTGCCAAGCAATATCCTTATCAAACCTTCTGTTTGCAGTACATGCTGGGCAAGTTCTACTACCAATCTTTAACAGTCGCATTTCTTTCTCTTCGATTTAGGTTTTAGTGTTGGTGAATCGACAACAGGTTTAGCTCCTGGTCGTCTGACTACATCTGTATTCTTAATGTATTGTCCATCGCTAATGTCTAGTCTTAGAACATCATTGGGGATGGGTATGTATCCATTCTCGTCAGGCTGCCAACACAACCTCTCTTCAGTGTTAAAGATCCAACCTTCATTTTGTAGATCTTTAGATACTTCTTTAACAATCTGAAGGATCATCATAACCTCAGGGTTATTCATATCTACTTCGGACACAGGTGCCTGACCTATGGCAGATAGAACACTGTTTACAGCGGACAGGTACGTGTCGGGATTGTCTTCATATAATTCGTAGGTCATCTGTGTCTCGTATAGATAAAAAAAAAGGCCCACCCGAAGGTGAGCCAGTATTAACGTCAGTCAGTAGTGAAGACGTATGGTCCTACATTCTCAGACTGTGATGCATAAGCACTGCGGAAACCACAGGTGCTAGATGAAACAGTAGAGGCAGGAGTATCGGTGCAGTAACCACGACGGGTACGTGCAACGCTGTAGCGAACTGCTACGGTTGTAGCCACCCCATTACCAGGGTGGGTTTGTACATTAGGTTGTACATAAGACAGGAAACCAGGGTCGGTATATGGAGCCTGGATCCAGGTATCTTGCATTGCCATTAGTTATTCCTCAGTTTTCGTAATCCCTACCAGCCTCAACATGAGGATGGGGATTAGCGGTGTACGATGTGATGACAAGTTCGTTCTTCTCATCAGTGATAGTGCGGGATGCGACGTATTCAACCTCAGCAATCCGGCATTCACCTGGCTTAGTTACAGCCATCACTCAGCACGCAATTCAATTGCAGCTGCAGGGTTAAGAGTACCTGCACCCATTGCCAAGCGTCCTACAACAACGTCTCCCTGATAGAGGGTATGAACGTCTGAACCAGTTGTCTGGATCTGTGGACCAATTGCTGTAACAACAGCAGCTGCATCCTTCTGATAGATCAGACCACAGTGAGCACTGAAGTCACCAGCGTAGTTGTTGTTCTCACCTTCAATTGAAGTAACAGTTCCAGCCATGAAAGGCAGGTTGTTAGAACGCTTGATGGAGATACCAGCAATCTCATAGAGACCTTCACCGGAGTTCAGGTTGCCCTGAGTGTTGCCGTAGTCACGGTTAAGAATGTTGCTGTCAACC